TACGCGCATGTGGAGCGAAACAGCGTCGGCGATGTCATCAGCCTGCTTCCGCTGATGAGCGCGAATATGGATGTCCGGCTCGATGGAAAAAATGTCATCTACCGGTACCGGCGCGACAGCGAGTATGTGGACTTTAAGCCGAAAGAAATATTCCACCTGAAAGGCTTCGGCTTTAACGGGCTGGTCGGGTTATCGCCGCTGGCGTTCAGCGCCAAATCTGCAGGCGTGGCTATTGCTATGGAAGATAACCAGCGGGAGTTTTTCGCCAACGGCGCGAAATCACCGCAAATCCTGATGACTGACGGCAAGGTGCTGACCAAAGAGCAGCGCGGACAGCTGGAGGAAAACTTTAAGGAGATTGCCGGCGGCCCGGTGAGAAAACGCCTCTGGATCCTGGAGAGCGGGTTCACCACGCAGCCGATAGGCATCTCGCCGCAGGACGCACAGATGCTTGAGGCCCGTAAGTTTCAGGTGGCAGAGCTGGCGCGCTTTTACGGTGTTCCGCCGCACCTGGTTGGTGATGTTGAAAAAACAACTTCATGGGGCAGCGGCATTGAACAGCAGAACCTCGGCTTTCTCCAGTACACCCTGAAGCCCTATCTCGATCGCTGGGAGTACAGCATAGAGCGCTGGCTGGTAAAAGAGTCCGATCAGGGAAGGCTGCACGCCGAGCATAACCTCGATGGCCTGCTTCGTGGTGACTCAGCGAGCCGCGCTACCTTCATGCAAACCATGGTTAATACAGGGATCCGTACCGTTAACGAAGTGCGGCGACTGGATAATCTTCCGCCTTTGCCTGGCGGTGATGTGGCGACGCGCCAGTCGCAGAACGTACCCATTACCGACCTCGGAACAAGCAAAGAGCCCCGCAATGACGGGGCTTAATTTTTATGGGGGCCACGATGCCTGATATTCACAAGACGCTGGCGTTCGACCAGACCGAAATCAAGTTCACCGGCGACGGCAGCAAGGGAACGTTTGAAGGGTATGCCTCGGTTTTCAATAACACCGACGCCGACGGCGACATTATTTTGCCCGGGGCTTTCGCTGGTGTGGTGGCTAACCAGAGCCGCAAGGTGGCGATGTTCTTCAACCACCAGACGCGAGCCATCCCGGTTGGCAAATGGGATGCCATGCACGAAGACGAGAAGGGGCTTTATGTCCGAGGGCAGCTCACACCCGGATTGAGCCTGGCCGAGGATCTGAAGGCCGCCATGCAGCATGGCACGGTTGAAG